GTTTAAGAATTTATTAAGGAAATAATAATGGTAGTCCACCGGAATGTCGTGCTCTTCCACGTACACGGGGTCCTCCGCTTTTTCGAACGCCCTGGCCCGATGGTCCTCCGTCTTGGTGAGGATGTACGGCACGCGGTCGCCACTTTGCGGTTCCGAACCGGGCTTTCTCTGGCGCATCTTATTGTGCACCTGAACGTGACTCATCGAAATGTCCCAACTGCGGTCGATGTCTTTGATGGACACGGGGATGCCCTTCACTTTGTACGTATCCGAAAGGGACTGACTCAGTACGAGCTTCGAATGGGGCACATCTCCCGTCAAGAGCTCCAACGCCCGCTGTCTCGCCAACACCTGTGGGGGTTCGGGTTCGGAAGACTCTAAAATCACGTCGAGCAATTCTTTACACACTTCGCGCACGTGTGGGGTGTTGTCTCGACGCACCAATTGCAAACCCTTGACATCGATGTACTTGAACTCCACCTTTCCAGATTTGCCCTTCTCCCACAACTTGGCCGCGTAGCGTTTCTTACTGTAGAGAATGTACGGCATGTACACCTTTTCCAACTCCAAGTCATTGGGCTTCTTGAACAACTTTGTGCACTGCGCCGCCGCTTGCTCGCCCAATTCCCAACTGTAATCGATGGCATCTTGCCCCGTGCGCCCTTGCACGTCGAATTCAACCATGACGGAATCGGTGTTATGAACAATCATGTGTCCCGGACCCACGTGGAAATGATGAGACTCTGTTGTTAAGTCATAGACGTAATCCGACGTATTTCCAAGTGGCTCAATCTTTTTGATGGCCAGTGGATTGTGTCGTTGCGAACCCATGGTACACGTCTGTCTTATCTTGTCAGCTCGACAATTTATCGAGACGTTATAGCCAAGTCGTCGAGCGAGAAAACATAAACCCAAACTACCTTCTTTACCCTTCATGTCGAAACGTGTATCCCCATCAGATAGATAATACCCATCCCAAAATGACTTGACGATGTCAAGGGGTGCGTTGAGTATACACGGAGGCACTATCTTTTCTTTGTGCGCGTTATAAAACAATGCACGATAGCGCAAAGTGACATCTTTTATTTTGCCAATCGGCACCAATTTATACACGCCACTTGATTTCAGTGTATCCAAAATCTTCGTCTCAAATGGACACGCCTCTTGCATCGCTCCAAGAAGTGACATATTTGAATTATTCAGCGCCCAGGTGTACTTTTCCCCATAGTGGCCACACGACCCGTCCCCAAGAAAGAAACCCATGACTTTCGCTTCTGCGACCGTGATGTCGGTTTGAATTTCAGTCTCAAAGGCTCGCCCGCAATCGTGATGTAAAAGTTCAACACCGACGGCGACGTCCACGGGTTTCATCTCACGCTTATCGACCGACAATAAGCTGTGGTCTTCCGTGACGTCGGCAATCCCCGTGTGAGTCAAGACTCGGTATATAGGTTTATCTGTTTTATGTCGAATGACCTGTTTGATTTCTGTGAAACCCGTGTCTGACCACACCTCAACGCCGTGAACGTCTGAGAATTCTTTCCCATCAGACCTGGTCTCATACGCAGACACCAACGCATCGATTCGAGTGGTCCTTACGACACCATCGTGTCTGATTAAGAGGGCTGAATCTGGAGTCACGGAATCCCCATACCGCACCTTGGCCCCAGGGAAATGCGCTTCGACGTAGTTTTTGGTCTCCTCAATCATCGAACGCCCCTTGAATGTGACGGAACTCGCGATGGCCACGCACGGTAACATCCCTTTGGACGCACCGGTAAAACCATAACACGAATTCATGGAAATTTTATACGCCAACTGCTTGCCGTTGTACACTTCCTTCATCCCCTGCGTCGTCGCCGCGGCCATGTCCTTCTTGGCTTGTTTACGAAACTGTTTGAGCTCTGACAAGATGGTCGGGAGCACGCTCTGTGTGTTTTGTGCGAACGTGTACGACTTCCCCGAGGCGAGCGTGAACGTCTCGTACTCCACCCCTGGAATGTTTCCATAACGTCGCTTGTCCATGACCAGCGTGCTGTAGCATAGATTGTGCGCCATCATGATGGATGGATACAGCGACGCGAAATCCAGGGCGGTGATTGGTGCGTAATACGCGCCCGCCTGCGCTTCCAGGACGGTGGCGCCCTCGTAGCCCTCCTCCGTGAGCGCTCCTTGGTAGATGACTGGAACGAGAAACCCGAGTTCAGACGCCTTTTTACACAGTTGCGAAAACACTTTAATTTGCTGACCTCTCTCGACGAGAAAACACAGCGGCACTGAAGTGGCTTTCGCCATTTCTAAGAGGTTGACGAGGATGCACAACTTTGAGAGAAGCTTGTGTGGAAGGAGGGTATCTTTGATGCAATAATCCGCGACTTGACCCAGACGCACCGGGTCACCCTCTTGAAACCTTGCAAAAATCTCCCTCGGGGGCATGTCCAACTTCTGGTCACCCAGGTAGAGCTGTGCGACGCTGTTCAACTTGTAACTATCGAGTTTGTACCCTCGCTTGACTTCGTGAAACAAGTCGAAGACGAACCTGCCCGCCATGGGAAGCAGTTTCAACTCGTTATCTCCCAGGGCGCTCGATGACAATTTCTTGTAAAGCATCTCGCACGACGTGTGTTTCAACTTACCCATCTCATAGAATTCAGGAGCGCACTTGCACACCATGCCTCGTTTCATGATGTACTCCAAATCAAACCCAAAGATGTTCCATCCGGTGACGATGTCCACGTCAGCCTTTCGAAGATACCTTTGAAACCCCTCGAGGAGCTCTCTTTCGGTGTCGAAAGACACGACCCTGGCGCCCTCGGTCTTCTTGTAACACAAGCACACCTCCTCGTAGGGTTCGTCGCTCCCAAACCTGCACAGGGTCAACGCGATTTGAAAACAACAATCACCCGCGACGTCGGCGTCGGGGAACTTCCCAGTGGAGCTGTTGCACTCGATGTCCACGGATGCCACGACGAATGGGGCGATGTCGTCTCTCTTCACCGGCGTGAGCGTGCGCCAGTCGTTACAGAACAGGTCGATGTTCACGTGTGCGAGATGCGAACGCACACACTTGTCCCCGGTGTCGAGCCACCCCGTTGACTCAATCCCAGTGCGATGCATGAGACGCAGCACGGGGTCGAGATTGGCTTCGTACACGCGTAACTTTGTCATCCCTCTGGCGAGCTGCACCCCGTACTTGAGCGTGTTTGAGAGGTACCTTCGCTTGGCGAGGTCGGCGCAGTCCAGGCGCATGAATGGAAACTCCTCGTTGTTCTGAAACCCCCATATGTCTTTGGCCTTCTTTAACCCATATCCGACTAAACACTCAGGACACCGCTTATCCAACGCGTGATACACCTCGGCGATCGTGTGTGTTTTGGCATCGGGAAGTTTGATGTAAAAGTACGGGGTAAATTCCGTCGTGACACAGACGGACTTGCCGTCTTCGGTCTTGCCGAAGATGCTGATGAGATGTCCATTGTCCTCGTCATCCCGTGCTTCCCACGTCAGCGCCTGAAAAACCACCATGTGTTATAATCTCACTCAAAATTTTAATATGTTTTATATAGTAAACAATACAATGTCTGCGGCTTTGATTGAATTGGTCAGCCGAGGCGTCCAGGACACCTACACGACCTCGAACCCTGAAGTGAGTTTTTTTAGACAAAACTACAAGCGTTATACGAACTTCGCAACCAAGCCCGAACGTCTCGACTATATCGGCACCTTCGCGTCGAACAATGAGGTCACGATTCCGATTCGCAGCAAAGGTGACCTCCTGTCCTATCTTTGGGTGGAAGCCCCCGACATTGGCGCCGTGAGTGGAAGCACGGGGTTCTTCAACGAAGCCGTCGACCCGACGGAATTCTCCCTTTGGATCGGTGGCCAAGAAGTGTGCCGCCTCGACTCGCTCTACATCCAGGGTGTGCACAACGTCTTGTACCGCCCCGATGGTGCGAAGTCGTCCATGGCGGTGACGACGTCGGAGGTTAAGCCGAACGCGGTGGACAGCGGTGGTTCCAACGCCGGGCACTACATGATTCCGTTCTTCTTCACCGAGGACTGGACAAAGTCGCTCCCGCTCGTCGCCCTCGCGAACCACCAGGTGGAAGTGCGCATCAAGTGCCGCTCGGGTTTCACGCCGTCGGCGACGCCGAAGGTGTACGCGCAGTTCGTTTTCGTCGACACCGACGAACGCAAGTTCTTCGTCGAGAACGAACAAAAGTTGCTCATCAACCAGGTCCAATTCCAGATGATGAACGAGACCGACACCGAAGTCGACCTCACGTATTTCAACCACCCGACGCGCGCGGTGCACGTCATCTCCTCGAAGACTGGCACGAGCAACTGGGCGTCCAAGTACACGTTCGCCGAGAGCACGTTGTACATCAACGGCACGCCGCTGTTCGATGGAACGTCCGCGCTGTACCACCACACCATCGTTCCCGAGATGCACACGACGTCGCTCCCGGATGACGTCTTGGACACGCTTCCGTTGTACACGTGGCCGTTCTCTCTCGCACTGAACAAGACTCAAATGACGGGCTCCCTGAACTTTTCGCGCATCGATACGGCGCGTCTCAAGCTCGCATCGCCCACCGGTGGCGCCGGTGGCATCACTCGCGCCTATGGCGTGAACATGAACGTGTTGCGCATTCGCGATGGCATGGGTGGCATCGCCTTTGGAAATTAATAATCTCAATTCATACCACTCGTGATACTGATTGTACTTTTAATGGTCATTCCTTTGTTCATGTATAAAAAACGTGTCGATGACATAAACATATCTTGTGACGTGAATTCAAATGGTCTCGTCAGAAGAGGTGAAGGATTTGTTGTCGTCGAAAATATATTATCCGACGCGTGTCGACGTCAACTCGTTGACACGTTTTTAGTACGCGCAAAAAAGAATAAAAATTTAAATGAAGACGTAAACCTAAATTTTTATTCGAACAAGAATTTTTTACGAAAGCTTTCAAACCTCGTTGGTGAAGATTTATATCCAGTGAACTCGTTAGACTTACAACGATGTTGGATGAGATACTATTTCGAAGGCATGAAGGCCCAATATTATGAAAATTATCACCACGATATCAAACGTTACGGGTCTCACGTCAAACAATATAGACTTGTAATTCCAGTGCACGACACGAGTGACACAATGTTCACCATTGATGGCTACGGCGCGTTCCCATTCAAGGAAAACATGGGCGTTTTATTAGAAGCTGATAATTGTTTGCACAAGGTTGAATTCAACCGCGGTGAACGACTGTTACTCATCATGGACTTCACGAACACATCGTGCGATGACAGAGTCAGTCATTACACGTGCAGAAACATCAACGGGTATTTTAATTGGCTCAGGGATGTCGTGTGGAGAAACATGTCTTCTTTACATTACAAATTGAGCAACGCGACGTAGTTTACGGACATGCGCACGTGACTTCCTGTGTGTATTGACAATTTCCTGTGCCTTGAGCGTCTTCGAAAATATCCACGGATTGGAAGACTCTACCTTTAGGTTCTACGTTGCAACAC